TTGTCTAAGTTAGAGATACTATCACTGGCTACAATCTCATCGTAAGTCATCTCTCCATACTTCTTTGAAGCAGGTGCTTTAGACTTCCAGTCTTCAAAGTCTTTGTACATTTTCTTAGCTAGTCTTTCTCTCAACACAAGATCAACGTTAGCACTCTTTGTTGCAGTGCTTCCATATATCTGCCAGTTCTTTAGATTGTACCTAGACATTTCTTTTTGTAGTGATGTCAAGGGTGGTTCTGCTGTTCTACCAGTAATCTGTTTTAGGGCAGGGTTTACTTTACCTCTAGCTACAGGGTTGTCAAAGTCATAGTAAGCAATGTCTGTCTCATCATTAAAAGATTGTAGGTACTGTCTAGATCTCACATCAGGCAACATCCTCAGTGCTCTGTTGGTCATCTCAGCACCACTGTAGTCTAGCTTTACATCATCTGTGATTGCTAGTTCTCTGGTGTAAGGATTACCTGCTTGATCATAGTCTGCTTGTCCTATCAAGTCTCTTGCTATCGCACCTGGCATTGTAAATGTAGCAAAGAAATCTCCAAATTTTTTCTCTAGATCTGGTGTTATTTTTTGTTTTGCTGCAGCATCTAAGATTGCAACAGGAATACCAAGGTCAAAAGAAAATTCTGGTATACCACCAAGAACATCTTGCAAGTCTCTTTTTAACTGATCTGTGTTATCAAAAGAAGTAGGAAGACCATTCTCTTTTCTCCATGCTTGATCACCTAGATACATATGAAACATGGCAGCACCCAGTAAAGGTTTAAGATCCTCTTGTGCTCCTAGTTCATTCTTTATAGATCCGTAGTCAACCTCACCATCTCTATCTTTAGCTATCTGATACCCTGCAAACAGCATCATAGCTCCAGTGGCTTGACGTGCATACCTAGTGGCATCATCTTTAGCACCTTCAGTCAGACCTGATCTGTGTAACATCTCTCCAAGAATAGGAGCGTAGTCAGATACCATCTGTAGGTGATTACCTAAGTATCTTGGGAAGGGAACACCTGCTGCTGCTGAAACCAGGAATGGTACTTTTCTATTTAAGTTTACTAACCCTCTTGTTGTGCTTGCTAGCACAGAGTCAGCACCTCTAAAGTCTCTCTGCATGGTAAGTCTGTTTGCGTCATCGACAGCGAGGTTTAGGTCTATCCCTTCTGGTAGGTCTTCTAACTTTGTGTTAGACCTCAACCAGTCAGACATCGACATACCCTTATCTCTGAACTGTCTCTCTAGGTTTCCGTAGAAGATACCCTCTTTAAAAACAGAGTCAGAAAGGGTGTTAGCCATGTTCACAAATCTACCTACCTTGGCTAAAACTCCACTGCTTTCCATACCAACCTCAAGTCTCATGGCTTGGTTGTACAAGCGCATGGATTGCTCTGGCATTTCCTCTAACATAATTTGACGTAGTAATTTAGCCTCTGTGTTGTTAAAAGAAAGACCTCTGACAACTGATGTCATGTTAGGTATAAAAGTTTTTATTTGAGATGCGTCACCAGTAAGACCTTTGTAGATAGCCTTGTTAACTTGGTCTACCACATCTGTTCCAATGAGGATACCTACGTTGGTTAAGTTACGCATTGTAGTAGCAGGTTGAGAAGTCATGAAAGATATTCTCATGGTGTCTAAGTCTTGTAAGAACTTGTAAGCACCACTCTTAGAGTTTCTAACTGCTGCTGCAGATATTTCCTGTGCGTCTTGACTGCTGATAGATGAAGCACCCTTAGAAAATAAAACATCTATGTCAGTTGCTTTATCCATATCTATCTTAGCACCACGTTTTATGGCACTCTGAAATCCTAGAGTTTGACCTGCTCTTGATACCTCAGATAAGTAGATCATAGAGAACTCATCTTTGGAAAGACCATACTTATCTTTTACATTCTTGAGTATCGTAAATACTTCCTGGGCTTCTCCATCTCTCAGCTTGTTTGCTATAGCCTCAGTGATCCTGATGTCACCACTCTTTGTATCTAGCTTCAACTCCCTCATGAGATCTACACTAGCAGCAGCAATACCTCTCATTGTTTGCACTGAAAGACCAGAGCTAAACTCTGGGTTTGCTTTTGGATCTGACATTGCGTTGAGGATAGCTCTACCCTTGGCTACACGTTCAGGATCTAATCTGGCTTTTATCTTAGCACCTTTTACTCCTGCACGAGCAGACAGTATATCCTCTACATCAGCTACAATATTCATAGCTTGTTTCTTCTCAGCGTCTGAAGCAGCTTTTATAGTTCCAAGAGATTTTTTAGCAGCCTCTTCTGCTTGTTTTTTAAATGTAGTGTTTCTTTCTAACATTACATCATCTACTTTTTTAGCTCTACCTCTACCTACAACACCAGAGATATAGCCTGTAGCTGCACCAAAAGTTCCTTCAGCTACAGCACCTACAGTAGAATCAAAGATTAAATCTTTTGTTGTGTATTCTGGACCTACCCCAAGCTCTTCCCTAGTTTCACCCTGCTGTTTACCCTGGAACCCAGAGACAGCAGCACCAGTTACTGCACCTGTACCTGCGTCTTTTACAGACTGTCTTGCGATAGAAGACTTAACTACATTCTTCTTTAGAGTTTCTTTTAGACCTGATCTAACGGCTAACTGAACACCTTTAGATGCTACTTTAGCTCCTACTTTTCCAAGACCAAAACTAGCAAAGCCCAAGTAAGTAGAGGGTGCTGTAACTACACCCTCTGCAAAGTCTCCAAGACCATCAAAGAAACCTGTACCTGCGTCTTTAGAATTATCCCAAGCCTGGGTTAACCTACCAAAAGCTTGTTTACCCTTGTAGCTAAAGTCTTTGTTGCGAACATAGTTTAAATCTTTTGTGGCAGTAACTTCGTTGACTGCTTGTGCTCTCATGTGTTCTATAAAATCTTTAGTAAGATTCTCAAAACCCATTTCTTTTATTTCGTCTTTAGTATATTTATATCTACCGCCACTAAAAAATCTAACTAAGTCTCTTTTGAAATCGTCATCCTCAACGAGATCAATAAAACTAGAGTCAGGTGCTTTTTGTACGTAAGTGCTCATTTAACTTTCTGTCTCTTCGTTAATAATTGTCTCTTCAACAGTGTCAGGAGATAAAGGCATTGGTCCTTGGAAAGCAGGAGGAATTTCAAATGTTTTAAAGTTTTCTGCAATATCTCTTAAAGTTATTGTTGGATCTTCAGTCAAAGAATCTACCCTGTTAGATATATCTCTAATAACTTCAATTTGACTTTTTGACTTTAATGGGTCAGACATTTCACCAACGTAAAAGTCCACTGCGTTGTTTAAAATTTCACCTGCAGCATCTGGGTTTGTAAACTGTAACTGACCAGTGTTAGGATTTGTTGTTGTTTCAAGTTGCGTCTTTAAATTATTTTCTATTAAAGATCTAGCATCTTTTATATCTGCAGGATCGTAGTCTATTAAACCTCTTTTGTTAATATCAAAGACACTTATGTTTGGAGCTACTGCACTAGTAGTCTGAGGTGTTTTCATAAATGCAGATATGGCTTCATCATATTCATCCAGTGATGTAGCATGTATAGCTTCTACTAGTTTATCAGAGCTTGGATCTTCTGCAGCCCCTAAACTAAAAGCGTACTTCATAGCTGCACCTAGTTTTTCTTCAGGTACACTTTCTACGAGAGCCTCACTAAATCTTGTTAGACCTGCTTTGTTTATCTTTTTATCGGGATCTTCAGACTCTTCTATCTTTTTCAAATAAGAGACAGTGCTCTGCAGTTGACCAGTAGAATATAATATTGCTGAAGCTTCCTCAGTAAGACCAAGGTCTGTTGCTTGATTTAAAAGCTTTGCTCTTTCTGCTCTAGCCTCTTTTAGTTTAGCTCTTTCTTGAAAACCTGCTTTCAACATATAGTCTTGAAGCATACCTTGTTTTGCTTTTAGGTACTCTCTGTTTTCTTTCATGGTATCTGCTAGATTACCAAAGAAAGCACCTGCCATTACTGATCCTGTTACCATCTATACTACCTCGCCATCAAACCTTTAGGTTTTTCTTCTGTTGTTTCTTCTACTGGTTCTTCCTGCATAGACTCAGAAGCTTCTTTTAAAACCTCATAACCTTTGTCCATCTCTGCTTCAGGTGTTGCTTCAACTGCATCTGCAAATATAGAAACACGTTCAGCCATACTTGGTTTATCAGGGTCAAACATTTCTTTATATTCGATACCTGCCATGTCAGCAGCTTTCATAATAAAGTCTCTGACAATAGGTTCAATGATAAGACTTACGTCTATGGTGTGGATACCTGAAGCCACTGCCCCTGACATCATTGCCTCAGAAAGTGTTTTAGCAGGGACTCCAAACTCAAGAGCATCCAACACGTTGTCTATAACTTCTTCTTCTGAAACCCTATCTATGTGATATTTTACAGCATCGTTAGGGTCTGCTATTTCTGCAGGTCTTTCCCAAGGATAGTTCTTAGGTGTGTCCGTTAAAGACTGTCCTGGTATCGCTGCTCTAAGTGCCTCTGTCATTTAGTGTATCCTTCGTTAAATAGTTTAAGTTCTGCTTCCCTTCTTTTTATGAGACCCTCTCGAACTTTACCACCTGCATACTTATATTCTGGCAACATATCGGCAATTTCTTCATCACCCCTTGTTCCGTTTTCTGTCAACTTTTTCAAATTAGATGGACCTAAATTGTAAGTAAAACTAGTAAGAGCATCTATTTGATTTTCATTCCAGTCATAACCTGCTTCTTCTTTCATTTTTAAAACAGCTTTACGTGCAGTATCTAAATCTCTTTTCAATAATACTTTTGCTTCAGCTTTAGTTATTGTTTGATTTTTACTAGTAGCTTTTGTCCCATAACCTATAGATGTTTGTTTAAAATCATCGTAAGGAGTTGAGCTAAAGTCTTCATATTCTATAATAAAATCAACTAAGTTACCTGATTTTTTTAGTTCTTCTTTTTTAGGAGAAATACTATCTTTTGTATATTCCCCATTAAAACTAGCTCTAGTTTCTTTTAACTCAGGAGATTCATTTGTACTAGCAAAAACCTCTCCTAGTATCTGCCCCCAACCCCCTGCAAAAGCAAGGTTATCGTCAGACCCACTGTCTTTTGATGTTTTTTTAGAATCATTTTGCATTCTCCTCACACCTTCTTTAACCTCTTCAGCACTAGCAATTGTAGTTCTTTCTGCAAGACCTCCTTTTGATCTCCGTTTTTCACCAGGCTCTCCTAAACTTAATTCAGGATTATACTGTTCAGCTAATCTTCTTTTTCTTCTTTTATCTTGTTCAGGTGTTAACATGTCGTATCCTTAATTTAAACCTGGTAAAGGTATAATTGTCTTAAACATTTCAGCAAAAAAATTACCTTTTGATTGAGCAGCACCTATCTTAGCCTGTAGTTCCGCAACATCTATATTATTATCTCCTGCCATCTTCTGAAGTATAATACTGTTAGCTCTGTCAGCGTTACCCTCTGATACTTGGAAAGCCATCGACAATATATCTCTTTCTCTTTGCCATATTGCATCAAGGTTAGTAGATGTCAAAGCATTTATAGTCTGAGCAAAAGCCATGTTGCTTTCATTTTGAGTGGCGTTGTTGATAGTTGCCACATTCTGTCTCCACTGAGCATTAGCCTGTGCTATCACCAAACCATTCTGTGCATTAAATAAATCACGCTGTTGTTGTAACCCAGAGTTAAACTCACGTAAAGCGTTAACACTGTTTACGTTAAACTGATTCATAGCGTTCTGCTGTGTAGCATTAAACTGTGATGTCTGATTAGACAGACTAGCAAAGAATTGATTTACTTGATTTTCGTTAGCTGCGTTAAACTGTGCTGTAGCATTTTCTGCAGCAGCATCAGTAAACAAAGCCTGTATGTTTTGCTGAGACTTAAACATTTCTGTCTGCTGTTTGTTAGACAAGTTAGCTAAGTCCATCTGCAAAAAGTTCTGAGCATTTTGTACAGCAGTCTGTTGTCTGTTTGACAGGTTAGCCATATCAAGTTGTGCTAGTGCTGCAGCCTCTGCCATAACCATAGCTTGTGAGTTAGATAGATTAGCCAACTCCATAGTGTTTGCTGCACGAGCATCCTCTAGAGCTATCTGCTGTTCAGCAGTAAAGTTCATGTTAGCTATGTCAGATATTTTAGAGGCGTTAATCACACGAGATTGAAACTCTTGATCAAACTCTTGACCTATAAACTTAGCACGTTGCTCTGCAGCAAGCATTGCACGTTGCTGTCTGTTAGATAAATTCTGTGATTCAAAACTTGCTTGAGTTTGAGCATCCATCTGAGCAATAGGTAGTGCAGCTTCCATAGCAGCTTGTATAACTGCTTGTCCTGCCATACTAGATGCACCTAGTCCACGAGCAGCCAGTTTAGCCATAGCTTGTCTCATTGATCCTGCAGCCCAAGGAGGTGTGTTACCACCCTCAAACTGTTTCATGAGTCCTTCTAGCTGACCTGCAACAGTTGCCTGTTTAGAGGGTGTGGCTTCTGCAGCTTGTATTTGCTCTGTAAATGCAGCAGCTTTAGTAGCATCAGCAGCACCCGATACTAATTCACCTTCCTGTATTTCTCTTGCATCAGGTGCATTTACTTTTATAGCTTCCCCTTGTGCAGCTTCTAAACCTGAAACAGAACTTGTTTCTTGTTGAGCAGCCGTTATTATATTTGAAACCTCACCCTGGGCTGCTGTAAGTTTATCTGTCTCAGCCTGTACTCCAGGAGACACAGCAGTAACGTCAGCAGTAGCAGTACCCATAGTTGTAGGCATCTCTGCTTGTACTACCTCTCCTACAGTAGCAGCTTCAGCCATAGGAGAAATAGGTGTAGCCATACCTGCATCTACTGGAATAAACTCACCTGCAGTAGGTTGTATCATACCTGTAGGAGCTTGAATAGGTTGCATTGTTTGACCTACTAAATTAGCACTCATCTGAGCCATAGGGTTTACAACAGCTTGAGTTTCACCAGTAACTTCTGTACCAACTGTAGGATTATCTGTTACAACTGTACCTGCTTGAGCACCCATACGCATACCGCCCATGTTTGTCATAGCTTGTCTGTACTTACCCATACGTGCAGCAGCAGCAGGGTTAGCTTGTAAAAAGTTATCAAGTTGTTGAGGAGGACCATCAAACCCTAGAAATTTTTTAGCTAGTGTTACATCTCCACCTTCAGACATTTGCACAGGATTATTTGGCAATTGCACTTGCACGTTAGGATCACCTTGAGATCCGTATGTAGGTATAGTAGTTCCAGTTACATCAGTACCTGCTTTCTTAGATCCCTCTCTGTAAAATCCTGGTGGTACATATGTAGTAGGTCTACCGTTAAACTCACTAATAGGAATACGTTGTCCTAGATCATTTACGTAGTAGGCTGTTCTATACCCTGAAGTATATTGTTCTCCTGATCCTGGAGCAGTAGTAACAAGTGTTTGAGGCACAGCACCTGCAGTACCTGCGTAATGTGTTTTGTACGTTACTTGTTGAGGTACAGCAGAAAGACCTGCAGTTTGTATGGGTGTGGAGAATGTCCCTGTTGCAGGAGTTTGAGTAGTTGCCCCAGGTGTTACAGGAGCAGGACCACTGCTAGGATCTGATTGATATGTTACAGGAGCTACTTTTTGTACAACAGTTTGTGGAACAGAAGGATTGATAGGAGCTACTTCATCAGCCTCTAACTCCAACACCTCTGTTGCAGGAACAGTGGGTATAAAGTCTCCACCTGCTTGTGGACCTGTTGGACCAGGTGCACTTGGGTCTGCAGGTTTCATAGGATCAGGATCAGGATCAGGGTCAGGCTCAGGTTGAAATACAGGTGGCAGAGCAGGACCACCTACAACATCTCCTACATCTAAGCGAGGCAGATCAGGAATAGGATCAGGAATAGGATCAGGTGTAGGATCAGGTGTAGGGTCTACTGGGTCTGCAACATCATCATCTACTTCGGGTTTAGGTTGACTTAAATCTAATGTTGATTTTAAATCTTCAAAAGCCCCAAGAACTCTGTTTACGTTAGATCTTTTCTTACCTTTTTTGCTACTTACGTTATCTATTCTTTCAACAGTTCCGTCAGGACTTATTTTTTCAATAAAGCTAGAGTTTTTACCAGACACAGCTACATATTGATTACCATCCGCATCTGTAACACTGTCATAAACAGCGTAACCTTTTCCCTCTTTAAATCTTTGAAGATCTGTTTCTGTACCTGCTTTTCCGTTTCTATAAAGAATAGGAGTTCCTGTAGTAGCTTTATCAAAGTCACCAGACTTTTGAAGCTCTGCTTTAGCGGCTGCTGCTTCTTGTGCTGCTCTTTCTCGTTCTAACGCACTATCACTAGGTTGATCTGGTACATCACCTCCACTAGTTACAGGATTTCCATATCTATCTGTTACAGGATTTCCATAACGGTCTGTTACTATACTCATACCCTATTCCTTTACTTACCCATTGTCATCCACACTGCACCTGCAATAAATGTTAGCAGTGCGACAGTGGCTAATTTAACTACAGTTGACCAGACAGATCTACGAGTATCTCTCCACGCTTCTAGTAAACTTCTCATTTCTGTAATGTCTCTTTGTGCATCATCGTCAAGTAAACCAATAGAACGCAATGCCTCTTTAGCACCACGCCTAGCTGCACGATCTAGCATACCTTCTACTTCTTCTGGAGATAGTTTGATGTCACTCATAGTTTAACTCATAAATGTTTAAAATGTCAAGATTTTATTAAGGCTTAGTAGGCCAATCGGCATCTTCCAAGTTAGGCCAGTTGCTGTGATCAGATAGATTACGTAGTGCTGTACGATAAGTAGCCCATACTGTCTTTTGTTCTGATGTTAATGGACTATCATTCATCTGTGTCCAATCAGATTGAGACAGCAAAGTATTTCTAGTAAAACGATGTTCTTCTGCCTTTTTCTGAGGTGCAGTTTCGGTAGCTAATCTATCGACCTCTTTCCAATCTTCAAGTTCTTGGCCTGTTAATTCAAAAACGCCTTTAGATGTTGTTTTATATACTGCCATTTTAACCACCTATTCCGTAAAGTCTAAAGTTCCCTGCTGTCCAGTTTCTATTGTTGGGAAAAAATCTGATACCATCAGTCTCAGCATTACTATTTGCCCGACTATAAGAACCTGCAAAAACATCCATATAAGCTTGCCCACTTTCTTGGGCCATCCAAGTTCCTTGAATATTTGTCCGAACCGTTGAGGATGAAGCATTGTAGATATACATCATGCAAGAATGACCTGCCTGAGATATTGAACTGATATTCATAATTTCAAATGCGCTTAGATTTTCTCGTTGCTGAATATACCAACCATTGTTTCCAGAACGAGCACCGTTAGATGTATTTGAATAAATTGCTGAAGTATCATATGAACCTTGATTTTTAAAGCGCATAAAAACATTTTCACCACTATCCATAGCAGCTAATGACACAACAACAGCATAAACCTTATAGGTTGAGTTCATGCCTTCTAAATCTACCGTATTAGTATTAGATGACACAGTAACTTCATCAACTAAAGACCAAGCGCCACCACCGCCAACAGAACCCCAAGCACCTCCTGCATAACCTTCAAATGCACCATCAGTAGTATTGTAGCGAAACATACCATTTGCACCAGTAGGACGTTGTGCAGTCGTACCAGAAGGGACATGCACAGCATCTGTTTTAGAACCTATGTCTAAGGATACAGCAGGGCTAGTATCACCTACACCTAAAAGCCCTGTAGAAGTTATCCGTAATCGTTCACTACCACCTGTGTCAAATGTTATTGTATCTGTACCAAACTCTATATTTGTATTGGTGTCACCATTATGTCTAATACCACTATCTACATCTACATACCCAGATACGTCTATACCACTAGAACTTGTTCTGATTTTTTCGCTATTATTATAATAAAGAACAACAGCATTATCGCTAAAAAATGAAGCCATAGTTTCATAACTAGAAGCAGTACCATGACCAATGATAACATCATCTGTAGATGTAATTAATAAATCAGTAACACTTGTTAAACCTGCTTCAATGTAGTTTTTGAAGCCATCATGGTATAATTTAAAATCATTACTAGAACCAAGATTTATTTCGTGAGAATCGCCTAAAAATAAACCATCGAATATTGTAACACCACTAGAATCAATTTGCATTTGAGTATTACTAGTATTTGTAACAAAACTAAATAGATCCGAAGTATGGCTATAACCTATATAACCTGCGAACTGACTTGAATTGTCAGCAAAAAGAAGATAACCAGTTCCAGTGGAACTGGAATTGGCGTGTATTGTTATTCCTGCAAATGTACCACCATCAGAAATAACAAGATTATCAGCGAGAGAACTAGCACTATAACCACCTGTATTAGGGTTTAAATACACTGTCCCTGTAGAATCAGGAAAAGTAATTGTCCTATCAGCAGTAGGGTCTGTAACATTTAAAACAGTTTCAAAGTCATTAGCAGTAGCACCTTCTAAAGTAATAGTTCCATCTACTGTAATATTTCTAACACTTGCTATATCTTTGTTTGCATCTACGACTAGAGCCTTAGATGCTGTAACAGTACCTGCTGTAACACCGTCCAATACGTCAAGCTCAGTGTCTGATACACCTGTTGAAATATAGTCAGCTAAATCTCTTGCTCTAGTCATAAATTAAAGTCCTTTCAAGTTAAACTGCTATGCAGCTTTTTTTTCTTCTTCTGCTAATTTAGCAGTTAGTATACTTACAAATGCATCTCTGCCTACACGTAACTGATCCATATTGAACTGTGCTGTGTTAAGCTTTCTTTCTAAGTCAGCAATATGGTTGACCATTGTTTGTTGTTCTGGAGTCATATCCTCAATGATATACTCTTTGCCGTTTATAGTGATTGGGGTCTTTTTATCTTTTCCCATTGTACCATTCTCCTTTATGTTATGGTTTTGTAGGCCAGTCATCCTCTTCTAGGTTAGGCCAGTTGCTGTGATCAGGTAGATCACGTAATGCTTGTCTGTATGTTGTCATTTCACTAGACATTGTTACATCAGACAATGCATAAA